CAGGAGGAGGAGCAGGAGCAGGAGCAGGAGCAGGAGCAGGAGCAGGAGCAGGAGCAGGAGCAGGAGCAGGAGCAGGAGCAGGAGCAGGAGCAGGAGCAGAAGCAGAAGTTGCGATTTGAAAAGACACAAATGTGGATGGTCAACGGTACGCCCACCAGGAATGCAACGTTTCCAAAAATAATAAACATCCCGGTGTATCATTTCAGATTAAGAGCTTCGAATTTATCAAATATTAGTGGAGAGGAAATCGAGAATGGGACAAAATTAAAGGTGGAATTTCAGAAGTTTTCAAAAGAGGAAGCCATTTGATTTGAATAAAAATTAATATTGCCAATTTATATAAACCATAATTTTATATAAACTGAAAAGCAAATGACCTGCAAGTTGAATGCATGCACTGAAAAAAGCACCCACTCTTCCAATGTGCCACACATGATTGTTGGTTCGGTGGTCGTGTTAGGGTTATTGTATATGGTGTTTTCCAAACGCAAGTAAAACTGCTTTATCCAAGGCATTCAATGAATTGTTTCATGCGCACGAATATGTTCTTCATCATGGTGCTCACGGCTTTGTCGACGAATGGAGGAATGGAAATCATGTCATCGGGGTTTGAGAGTTGCAGTCGGAATTTGTAGTTGAAATGAATCGTGTGCCCATCGGGAGAGACATGAATTATGATTTTGGAGTCATTTGAATCGATTTGTTCCGCGCGTTTAGGAATCAAATGTCGCAACAAGGACGGCGAATCCTTGCGCACGTTTGAACTGCAGATTTCAATGATTTGCGTTTGCGGTTGCGTTTGATGCTGTTCTTGATTTAGCATATGTGGCATGTCGGTATGAACATGCGTGTATCTCTCGCCCAACCCCATGATGCTTTTGAAAATGAAAAGAATTTCTGCGCGCGATGGGTCTGCCGGGTCAGGGAATGCAATGTGATACGAATCAAACAAGTCTTTGTTCAATTCATACATCATCTTGTAAATGTCAAATGTCAATAATGCATCAATGCGAATTTTTTCGTTGCGTGCCCGAAATTCAATCAAATACATGTAGTTTGGTTTGTCCCTGCTTAAATACACGGAGTCCTTGTCGCATGTCATCACAAATCGTTCCATTGAGATTGATTGCAAACGCTATAATGCAAATAAATGTAAATATATGGGTCTAAATATATTTATATTGTTTCTTTTATAAAAAAGCAATGTCTATTACGAATCTCACTTTTTAAGAGCCCCAATCACTGCGGACACGGGCTGTAAAGCGGGCACGAAAGGGGCAATTGCGGGAATGATTTTGCCTGCGACTTTGACAATGCCTCCAAGACGAATCTTCTTCTCTTCAGGGGTTTCTTCGGAAAAATCCATTGGTGTGGTTGTTGTGGTTGTTGTGGTTGTTGTGGTTGTTGTGGTTTTATATTATGCATAAATATTATATTTTTATATCATTTGTGCATTTTAAATGCATTGGTTTAATGCATTGGTTTAATGCGTCAGACATTCGGTTATGCGCATTGCAACTGCTAAATATCCAGCGCCAAACTCACGGTGTTTTTGTCCGACCGTTGGCGGCGTTTGCTCTTATGGGGCAGGTTGTCGTTCTGCAGCTCCTTCAGGTCTGAAATGCTGATGGTGCTGGTCTTATCCTCAACTTGTGTTTGCGGTTGCGGTTGCTGTTGCGGTTGCTGTTGCGACTGTTGAACCTGTATGGTCTTGGTTTTCAGGCCAGAGAGAATGTTGGAAATGTCGGTGGGGCCGCGCATGTCGGGACGCTTGGAAACGGTCACCTGGGGAGGCGCCGAGTTGTTGTTGCCGCCGTTGCTGTTGTTGCCGTTGCTGTTGCCATTACGCGCGGCATTCAAATCCGGCCGATTGGACGGCATGGAAGGTGGAGGCGCAGTGTTGTTTCCAGCGCGGAACGGTGTGCCCGCATCCGAATTGGGGTCGCGCACGCTGGTGGGAACCGGCGGAGGTGGCGGTCTTTGATTGGGAATGTAGGGCGGCGCTTGGCGCGACGGAGTTTGAGACGGAGGAGGGCCCTGGCTTCCTTGGGAGCTTGAACCCATCACATCGCCCATAAAGTTGCCGAACCCGGGGCGGTTCTGCGACATGGAATTCACGGCCGCCGCAGTGAACTGCTGCATGAGTTCCGGGTTTTGACGCATGATGTCGTCCATGCCGGGCATGGCCGATTTGAACATGGTGTTGGTCATGTGCAGCATGATTGCGCTGCCACCCAGCTGGAACAGCAGCTTGAGCTCGGGTGCCATCTTGGCCTTCGTCTTGTACTTGTCGTGCAGCTCCGAGAAAATTTCGTCATAGTCGTCAATGTTCTCGTTCACCTGCTCGCTCCAGCCGTCCAGCTTCAAGTCGAACGGGTCAAACTTGTTGTTCAAATACTCAATGCCCGTGATGACCGACATGAGCATTTTGCCCTGGAACTTCACGCTGTTGCGCCGTTCGCGTTCCTCCAAGTGCGTCTCGTATTCGCCCTTCATTTCCGCCAAGGACGACTCCATGGAGTACTTCTTCGTGAGCGTGATGCCCTTCTGTTCCAAATCCTCCAGCTTTCGCAGGTACTTGAACTTCTCGCGCAGCAGCTCTTCCTTGGTCATCTGGGGGTTGGCATCCACAGGCGCGTCCGGATTCAGCGGCACGTTGTTGAACTTGCCGAACCCGTCCCACGTTTTTTTGTCATCGTCCGCAGATGCGGTTGAACTTCCTAAATTGAATCCACCGCCACTGCTGCCGCCACCACCCAGGTCAATCGGGTCGTCGCGAAACGACACGCTGCCGCCACCGCCACCGCTTGCAGAGTTTCCAAAAAACATGGACTTGCTTGAAGAAGAACCGCTTGGAGCTGCAACGTCGCTCAGCTCATTGAGCTCGGCTTCCAATGCATTCAGGTCGCCGATGTCGATGTCGTTGGTGCCTTTATTGCCACCACCCCCGCCATTTTTTATTTTATCATTCATTAGAAATTCAAGACCACCCCCAAAGTTGGAAGACTTGCTTCCTCCAAATCGCGAGTCACTGGGCAAATTTGAAATGTCGATGACTTCTTCCATTCCCTTACGGCTGCTGTATTGTCTATTCTTATGTTTGATTTATATCTTTTAAGTTTAAATCATACGCAATATAAATTTAAATCATGCAAAAATGTTGCAGAATATTGTGAAACCGCATTAAAACCAGGTTGCTGCAACATTCACAATTTCTCTCGTGTGCAGACCCACCACACCCCTTGCAAGAAGCAATCGGCCAAGTCATCCTTCTTTTTGTGTTTTTCAAACATGGCTGTGTGTTGTGCGGGCATCAATGTGCGTGTAATTTCTATGCTGCGTTTTTTGCGGACGGCGTAGTCGGTCTTGTCGTCATTCGCCGCAGCATCGGAAAACAGCTTCAGTTTGTTTGTTGCGGATATATACTGAATGTCCGGAACCCCACGCATAATGAAATACTGGGTAATCATCCCCTGCAGCGTTTTCATGCGTGTGGCAAGCGTGCTCAACTGGTTCTCAATGATGACCACGTCGAGCCCCGATGCCAAATGCGGCAAGGCATCAAACCGTTTGTGCATGTTGCGCCCGATGGTGATCAAATCCAACGACGCCGCAGAAATCACCTTGGGTTTCGTGGTCACGGCAACCAGATACTCGGCTGCCAGCCCCCCTGCAACGTGTTGCAACAGCTTCAACTTGCTCTTGTTGCATGTTTCAGGAATGGACGTTGAGAGATATTCACCCGAAAACACCTTCAATTCATCCAGCGTCATTTTTTTCAAAATGCGAGGCGCTGCGATGGATGGCTGCAGCGGCATCTTGTATCCCGAATAGTTTGCATGCCGTGTGCAGTGGTAACTCGAATCGTGCATGAATTTCGCGGCGAACTTGCAGCCAGCGCTTGAACAGGTGGGCGCAATCGGTTTTTCGGCATCAACAGTGTCGCACAAATTAACGGTGTCCCATGCCACAATTGACAGCTGTTTCATCATGGATTCAGGGGTTGCACCATTTGTGTCATGGTCATTTGTGTCACGTTCAAACAAGCAATACGCCAAATTCCTCATGCCCACATCAATGCTTAACACCCTCATGCGATTGATTATGTTTGTGATATTTTTATGATATTTTTATGATATTTTTATGATATTTTTATGATATTTTTATGATATTTTCAGTTATATTTCCTTTATTTGGGCGCATGTGTTTATGTGGTTTTGCACGGTTAGAATAAAAAATAAAATAAAATAAAATATAAGGACATCTCATAAAATGATTAAATCTTTGCATAGAAGGAGAAAGGGTGGCAAATGGACCATGAAATACAAACGCAGCATTAATTGCCATGCCCCTCGCGGATTCTCGCAACGTCAGTATTGCAAATACGGACGACGCAATACGTCTAAAAAATGAACCGAATTCCGGTTTGGATTTAAAAATCAATTCAATTAGGATTCGGAAAACCGCGCACGAGCAGCTCATTTTGACTAATGACGGGTGCAATCATGCGTGCCTGAAGCTGTTGGCGCGTCAAATAATAATTCTTGAGGTCGCTGTTTTCGTAGCCGAATGGCTGGCTTCGGTCAAGCACGCCGTTGAAAACGTAAGGCACATTCGGTTGCGGTTGCAGAGGGTTGCTGGTGTTGAAAACGCAGCTGCCGCACTGGTTGCACGCTTCCAGCTGATTCGCCTGCATGATTTGCGTCGCATTGTGTGTTAGATACTGGCGGTACTGCGAATTCGATGTTATGCCTGCTTGCTCCTTAATGCGCTCGTTGATGACTGCGCCGGGTTGCCAATCCGCATAGTTGCGTCCATCCGCCATGATTGGGGGGAAATTGAAATGGATGTTGTTGGAACCAGCATAGCAAGTTGCCCAGCTCATTTGATTTGATTTGATTTGAGTTGATGAAGTTGTTGTATAATATAATGCTTGTATAATAATTATATTATTTTTTGTTCAATTGTGGCCGTTCTCTCGGTTTGCTCACCATGAAAGGGGTTTGGTTGCAGCCGCAGACTTGCACGTTGGTGTGTCGTGGTTGCTGCCGTGGTTGCTCTCGTGATTGCTGCCGTCGTTGTTCGCTAAACAGCATGTGCGCATGATGCGTTCAGTCACGAGATACGGATTCATGTTTGCTGCAGGGCGCCGGTCTTCTAAATAGCCGTGCCCTTGATTTGCAACATGGAGAGGAATGCGAATGCTGCGTCCCCTGTCGCTGACCCCCCACGTGCATTCATGCATGGAACTGGTTTCATTTCTTCCGGTCATTCGTTCGGCGTTGTCCTTGCCATACACGGCCATGTGGTCTGCATGCGTTGCCTGAAGTTGAATGCAGGCTGCTTTAATGGCATCCATGGCATCCATGGCATCCATGGCATTGTGCGATTTTGCGCGCATCGCCGCCGTGCTGAAGTTGGTGTGTCCTCCCGAGCCGTTCCATTCATGTTTCAGTGGTCTTGGATGAAAGGACACGCTGCAACCGTGCTCCTCCGTGATGCGCATCAAAATATAGCGCGCCATCCACAACTGGTCCGACACTTGCAATGCCGGCAGCGGTCCAATTTGAAACTCCCATTGCGATGCCATGACCTCTGCATTTGTGCCGCATATTGCAATGCCCGCATGCAAGCACGCTTTCAAATGCTGGTCCACAATGTTCCGCCCAAAGCATCGGTCCCCGCCCACACCGCAATAGTATGGCCCTTGTCCTCCACACCCAGGATTGCTGCCATTCATCCATTGATACGGCTGATTGAAATAGTGAAATGGTTTCAGTCGGTCAAATAAAACGTACTCCTGTTCAATGCCGAACAGCGGTTCGTCCGTTGCAGCTTCGTTCCCGGTTTGCGCACATCGGACACGCGCATTTGTCGCATGCGGAGTGCCGTCCTTGTTATAACAGTCGCACATGACCAAATGTGATTTAAAATGGCCTCGTTCTCCTGCTGGAGGACTCTGATAAAATGGATTGTGATAAATGGCCACTGGACGAATGATGACGTCGCTGTCCGTTCCCGTGGCTTGTCCGGTGGATGAACCGTCAAATGCCCATTCCCCTATGGAATCGATGTCGTTCGCGTCATTGACATTGAGACAACCACAATCGACGACTCGGTTCTTGCTGCGCAATCCACCGTCTGCGTCTATCCACACATATTCAAGGATGTGCTTCTGCTTCATTGATTCGAGATAATTTATCCACAAAAAGAATGAATGGCATGCAAATATGTGCATTCATTCTTTTAAGTATGTTCAAATGCTATTTGTTTTGCTACTGCAGAAGCTGCACAAGCTCCTTCTTTTTCAATTTTTGCAGGTCTCCCTCATCGCCTCCCAAACCGCGTTCTTTGGCCAGTTGGCGCAGCGCGGGAACCGACATGTTGCCATAGTTCAGATGCACTGCCGCTGCTTTTGTTGCCGTTGCCGTTGCCGATGCTGATTTGTAGCCAATCTTCACTTCAAAATCCTGGGGTTTCTCTTCTGATTCCGATGAAGACGATGAATCGTCCGCATCTTCATCTTCGGACTCCTCATCATCGTCATCATCATTCAGCGCGCTCTTGAGAGAAATTATTTTTTTAGTGTTGTCTTCAGCAGGTTTGCAGTCAAGAGTTTCGATTTCAAGCTGTTCAATGCCGCTCCCATCCACGGCGTCAATGTGAATCTGTTTTTTCTGAGACAGCTCGTTGAAGGATTCATGCAGTGAATCGGGTTGGTGAATTTCGTCTCCAACCGACCACTTGTCCGATTCGGACTCGGTGTCGGACCCGGACTCAGACTCAGTGTCAGACGACTCGGATTCGGAATCAGTCCCGGAGTCCGAACTCACTTCAATGAGGCTGTTCTGCGTGATGGTTATCTCTTTGTGACTTTGCAATTCGGGTTGCTGCGCGGATTGCGCTTGTGGCGGAGGTTGCTGCAATAACCCGCGCGAAATGATTGCCTGCATGATGCGCGCTTGCTCCATTTGCGACTGCTCAATGAGGGAGAGGCGCTGCTTGAAATAATAAAACACCCCGTAAGAAATAATCGCACATATCGCTAAACTAATGAACGCTGTAGTTGCAACTGAAAATGAAGACCCAGTCATTGAATTATGTGTTAGTAATTGAAATATTATTTAATATGTCTTACAATCAAATAATAAATAAAATGTGGTTGAACGAACGCAAGAATGCATGAACAACGCAAATTGTTAAAAAATTGAATCAATATGGTGTGTTGTTGCTGTCATTGTCATCCCGCACAAGAATAGACCAGACCAATGGAATTGGTAACTGAACCTGACACATATTCTCCGAACATTGATGAACATGGAAACTATGCCGACAAGGTCCCGTCATTCAACACGGTTGCATTGGCCAACGGTCTCCGGTGTTCATGTGGAACACGCAAGGACAAGGTTTACACAACGGCTGCCATGTTTTCGGCACACATCAAAACCAAAACGCACGAAAAATGGTTGCAAGATTTGAATGCAAACAAAGCAAACTTCTACGTTGAAAACAAAAAATTGAGGGATTTGATACAATCACAAAAAATAATGCTGGGCAAAATGGAAGTGGAGCTGGCCAACAAGAGTTTGACAATTGACTATCTAACGCAACAACTCATGTCGTCAAAAAAACCAGCAGCGAAGCCCAAATCCAATGGCGACATGATTTCGTTCATATAAACGTTGAAATTAAAGGCTGCTCAAAACGCTGCGCGTGGTTTCAACAATCGACGCAGGATACTGCAGGTCATACAGCACTTTGATTCCTCCTTTGATGGACGAAATGCCCGGGCGCAGTGTGTATAAGTATTTGAAGTCGTAATTGCCGCGATCAGCCACTTCCATGTGCAAGTTCCTGATTTTATTGTTTGCATTGTTTTCATTGTTTGCATTGTTTGCATTGTTTTCATTTGTGTTTGATTTGGTTGATTTTTTATCGATTTTCTCTCGTTTGTCTGATTCTGAAGATGTGTTTTGTTGTTCAAACAGTTTGCAAAGTTGGATGTAGTGGGTGGTCAGCATGAAGTCCACGTTGTCCAACTTCGTCAAGTGCGTGATGTAGCCATACGCGCTGGCAATGGCTTCATAGGGATTGGTGCCGGAATACAGTTCATCAAAAATGCAGAAGTGCCGGCTGGGTGTCAATTTGTCGAGAATCTCTTTGCACCGCCTGGACTCCGCCTGGAACAAGCTGTCGCGCCCGGACGTGTCTGGGATGTTCAAGTAGCTGTGCAAATGATTGTAAGGGCGAATGCGCGTGCCGGTTTCGTAGAATCCGTAGCCGAGCTGCTGTGAAAACAGGATGTTCAGCATGGTCATCTTGAGAATGGTGGTTTTGCCGGACGCGTTCGGACCCGTGATGACCAGCCGCTTGTTCAACGACACCGTGTTTTTCACAGGGGCCTCATTGTCGCCAACGGCAGTTGCAACATAGTATCCATTCACGATTTCACTATGGCTCTTGGATTTCTTTTTGTCTTTGTCTCTGGATTTCTTTTTGTCTCTGGCTTTGTCTTCTTTGGCCACATTGTCCTCAACCTCGTCTTCATTGGTTTCATTGATGAAGTCGCATGCAGCAACCTTCTTCTCTTGAAGCAACGCACCGAAGTGTGTCATGTGCTCGGCAAACGCATTGAACCCAAAACTGTATTGCATGCACGCTGAAATGGTCGCATCCGAAAACACCGCATAATACTGCTGCATGATGTAGCCGATTTGCAGGCACTTCTTTGCGGTCAGCGTCGGCGGGTCGATTCGGTCCAACGCGACCACCATGCGCTCCAGCTGTTCGCGGTTGGAATTCAAATCCGACACGAATTGCGCGTAGGTGATGTTTCCTTGTGCACAATGGACGAATTTGCGCATGCGCGCAATGGTTGCATCCGCATAAGCACGAATGGCGGCCAGGTCATCATGCACGAGGAACATGTTGCGGTAAAACCGGTGGCACGAAACCACGTTTTGATACATTTGCACAAAGTAGAACACGACCGACACCAGAATGTAGATGCGCTTGTCCCAGCTCACGGAGCTCATGTCAAATATGAGCTTGCCAATGGCGTGCTGTGACAGCATCATTTTTATGATGCCGAAATACGTCATGAGCGTGATGGGTACGCCCTGCAGCTTCAGGAGGAAGAACGGCACAATGAGCATAATGACCGGCATTAAAAAAGAGAGCACGGGGGAAAAAAGGTTGTACATGCTGTAGCATTGCAAAAAAGTGGGCGAACGGTTGAGCATGTCAAGCGGGGCGTAGTCGATGTAATTGAACTTGTCGCGGAAGGACGCGTCCGTTTTGATGCGCGTCCAAATGGCTTCGATTTTATCACAATCCATGACATCATGTCCCTGCGTTTTTGAAATGGCGGCGATGAACCGCTGCGTGTCCTGCAAATGCGGCACGCTGGATGTCATTTGTTTGGCCCACATGCCGAGGTGGCGTTTGGCAAACGCGGATTGCGGCTGAAAGATGTGGGCATACATGGGTTTGGATTCCACGTCGTCATGATTTGACGCCGCGTTATTCACCGGTTTGGTGCATTCAATGAGTTCCAAATCGGACAACACGCTCTTGTCAATGGGGTGCAACACATCCGCACTTAAATATTCCATGGGCAGCTTGAATGGCGTTTCCAGATGCACGTGCGCTGGGTTTGGTGGGGATTGGGATTGGGATTCTGTTTCTGACGACTCTGCCTGCTGTTCATGCACCGTTTTTTTGAACTCTTGTTGCACTTGCAGTTTTGCTAAAAGGTGCTGTATCATTTGTTCACGTTATTTAACAACTATAACAAATGATAGAAGATAATGCATTAAATTATACGAAAACTGAAAACAATGCACATTTAATGCTTTCGCGTGCGCTTGCATGCACGTCGTTTGTGCCCACGAGTTTTGCCACCGACATTTGGATTGGGTTCCTCAACTGTGATCATTAGTGGGTCTGATTGAGAGGAATCATCCCCTATTAAACGTAACACATATATGCCAGGTGGTAATTTTTCGTATGTAAATGGTTCAACCCCGTGTGTCTTCTTAATAAGACCATTTTTTACATCTTCTGCACTTTCATTTGCGTCCGAGTTCGCGATTATCGTTCTGGTGGGTTTATAAATTGACAACATCAATGTGGCAGAATTTCCATATGATGGGGTTATAGTGACCTTTTCATTTGTGGTTATATTCCTTTTATCCGCTGTCAATGTTGGACGAATTGCAGCTGAGCCTGGTGCTGGCATAACTTGTTGTTCAAGTTTTTTTATTGTGCTTAACGACCATGCCTCAACCTCATCATTAACTTCTTTGGTTGGCTTATCAACCTGTTTTGTGTTTGTGAATATGTTAACATAGTGTTTGTCTAGTGTCATCACCCAACCTGACGGCAATTGTTCGTCCAACCCACTTTGATTTTGCATGAGATTTTCACACATCGAGCGCAAATGTTTGCCAAACTCAATAAAACTCTCTCCTTTAATGGTAAAAATGCTATAGTCGGGGGTGTCTTTGCACATAAACATTCGAATTCGGGCTAGATTGGTCGCAACAAATATCTTAAATACTCGAGTGTTGTACTTTGGTAGTGTTTTGTATGGAGGAAACGGTTCATCATGCATGTATGGATAAATCACTTGATCCGCAGCATTATTGCAATACAATATTCCTCCTCGTTGATGTCGCCCATTGTTGCGTGAACCATGTCTCTTATTAGAACCAACCATTATGAATTTGAATTTGAATTTGAATTTGAATTTGAATTTGAATTTGAATTTGAATTTGAATTTGAATTATAAATTATAAATTATAAATTATAAATTATGAAATTAAAATAAATTTAAAAATATAGCATCTGATTCATACTCTTTTGAAGCATGTAAAACGAGAGTCCGAACATGGCGCTTGTTGCAATGAGTCCAGTGAGGTTGGCGTTTCCATCCGCGTTGAACAAGGCTGACGGGAGATACCGGAACATGTATCGTTTGACCGCCGGCAGTTGAAACGCGAAATAAAGAATGGCCAGCATCAGCGGCGATTGAATCTCTTCGTAAAACGTCTCTAAAGTGTCCGCGCGATTGGAGCCGCGAGTGTTTTGCTGCATCACGCGCTCGAGAGTGGAACTGGTTTCATGGTCTTGAATGTAATCCACGTGGCGCTGTGGTTGCGGCACGTAAGTGGGCTGAACTTGTGCGTCTTGCATCATAATGCTGGTGTCTCGCGGGATGTCGCGGGATGGAAGCGCCGTCATTCCCGTCATGCTGGCTCGTTGCACACCGCTCACCAATTCGTTCATCAGTTTTTGATTGGGTTGCTGATTGGGATTCAGCGGCGGACCTTGCTGTGAAAGCGGTGCTAAATCCGGAACATTCGGTGAGTAAGACATTGCACCCGGTTCTGCCTTCTGGATCACAATATTTTGATTCTGTGTGTTGGCATTCTGACCGGTTGCAGTGGGCAGGTCATCAATGCTGGTGGTGTCGCTCATCTTTTATGTATTGCATAGATTCATGTTTTTGCAGTATAACGCAAAGGAACAAATACAACCATTTTCCTAAACTAATTGCAACAATATTCATTTGCTTTGATACAAGAAAATGAATGCACTGTTTCGATTTACATCAATCAAAAAAGTGAATGCCGGCGGTAGGTTTCGATCCTACGTCCTCCCCGTTATGAGCGGATAACCATCTCCCAGTCGGACATGTGAAGGTCTATGAGATCTGCACAGGTCAAGGGTTCAGGAGACGGTGTTTTAGGCGCTCTTCCGCTGAGCTACACCGGCATTGTAATACTGTGTTTTGACGTCGCTTAGCTATGACGACCAGCTTCTGTAAAGCTGGTGAAGTGAACAGCATTGATAGTGAGTTTCGACCTCACGACCTCTGACCGATAGTCTGCGCTCTGCCACTGAGCTATATCAATGCCGGCTCCCTTTTACGTCCAGCTCGACGAACACCCAATTGAAATATCGATGGCAAGCATTGTTCTTGCATTTTGGAACCCCAAGGGGAACCACGTGTTGCCGAATTACACCATACCGATGAATAATATGCTGTAGACAGCAGAGCGGATTCTGTAAAACCGCGAATTGAAAGTATACCGGCAACCCGTTTCGATCGAGTGACAGCGGAGCTAT